ACTTTGTACCCATGGGAGAATACACTCCGTATACTGGTCCTTTTCTTTGCAAATCTTCAATTAATCTTTTGTTTCTCGTCGTCTGTCCCGCGGCATTAGCCCACACCGCACCCTTATTGGGTTCAAGCATGTATTGCGGACCCGCATGGAGATCGACAGGCCAAGCCAATTCCTGCCCATGGATATGCGTAAGCCGCCCCAACCTAGAACGATCTCCACCAAGATTAACCAGTGTTCCGCCTTTAGCGGTTTTATAAAACTGTTCGTATGTTTGCTTTTGCGGATTAAGCGGATTAACGCCGGGTATTGGATTTACTGTAGCTTGAACGTTTTCAGGGCTAGTGGGTGTTCTAAAACTATAAAAAGATTGCCCAAGGTTTGGCTCATAATCAGAAGTTAATGCGTGGGTCTTTTGTGCAATACCAAGTGCTTTTTCCCGCATGGCAGGGTCTTCATGTTCAATCGATGGTATAGCCTCTAACCGTTGACGAACAATATCATTCTCAGGTGATCCACCGTCCTTATAGCCATCAACGTCTCCGCCAGTGTTTACGGAATCCCGCTCATGCCATATTGAGCCTTCCACTTTACCACCTTTGCGGTAGGCGCGGCGCATCACTTAGAACCCGTAATAGCAGGTATAACATTGCCAAGAAGATTACGTACGATTGCATCGCTTTCAGGATGCACGGCTATGTTTTGCGCCAAGTCAATCATTTGAATACGCTCTTTAGCAAGCATTTCCTCTTCACCAACCCGAGCCTTCATGGCGTCGTTATGCATACCAGCGCCCAATTCTACGCCCTTAAACTTTGTATCCATAACCTTGGCATCAGCTAATTTGTTTTTAATCGCCAACTCCATGCGCTCAATGTCCGTAGGCCCACCAAGCCCCTTCAATTGTTCCTGCATTACACGAGCCTTATCAAGATCGGACTTGGCTTGATCAAGCATTAACTTTCCTTGTACGGCTTGCGCTTTTGTATCTGCTTCTTGTTTTTTAAGCTGCAGTTCAGCAATTGCTTTTTGCATTTCTGGTGGTGGATTACCACGCGCAGATGCAGGAATCATAAACTGTTCAGGATTAGACCAACCCACTGCCTGCAATGCAGCCGTATCAATTGCAATTGGGTCATACATAGATGGGTTTTGCGCTTGTATCTGCTTTAACGCCATAACCTTCATGAGACGCTGGGTCTGCGATGCCGTGTTAGGATCCGCCTGTGGCACCAGATCAACCTGATCCAATGCACGGAAAAACGTCTCTTCATCCCACTTACGCGCAGGCTTGCGGTTCTTTTGCCAGAACGAATTTGGGTTTTCACGGAAGCACTGTACTAATAACTCAAACTCTTCCGCTTGCGATGCATGCATACGCTTGTGTACCGAGTTCAAAACCTTGGTGGCTTGGTCAATGAGCGCAATCGTGGTTCCCACAGGGGCGTCTTGCTTGCCTTCGCCTACGGCCTGTTCTGCAGTTCCACCGACACGCATACCCGTTTGGTTGATGTTCTCCACCAGCGACATGAGACCACCGCCCACATCCTTGTAAGGCAACGGCATTACGGCTTGGCTAATTGGCATACCGCCCGTCTTGACCAATGCTCCACCGCCGGGTGGCACACGGAATATGTTAGTATTCTGCCTTGCACCTGTGTCGGCATACAGAAAACCGGGGAAGTTGGCGTACATACCAGCGTCAAGCATTTCACGCCAAGCGGCCGTCAGTGCGTTGGTTGTGTTGCCTAGGATGTGCAGGAGACCCAGATCATAAAAGCCCATCCCCGGTACAAAGGTGTACTTGACGAAGTTCTGGCGGGGTTCAGGTAAATCTTTAGTATCTTCGTCATAGTTTCTGACAATGGATAAGATTTCTTTTGATGATACATCGATGGTTACTCGGTATGGGATTTCCAAGCCCGTGTCCCTGCCATTATGGCGGTGCTCAAATCCCTTGATATTCAATTCACAATAGCACTCATAGATTTCGCGGTCACGATCGTCAGGATTGGTTTGATCTGCTGAAATACCCTGCTGTGCTTTCTTTTCCCGTTGTGCGGCATCCAGTTGGAACATCTTTGGAGCGGACAGGTCTATTTCGCGGTATACACCAAGGATCTGCATCCGCTTAACTGTTGACGGGCGCATGTAGATACGGTGGGTGATACGTTTGGCGTTGGACAGATCGGTTGCCGCATTGTTAACGATCAGATCATCGGCATCGACGCTTTCGCTAACTGGACGACCGCGTAGGGGACAGAAATATACCTTCTTGAACGCCGTCCCGCCAAAGCCCAACATGAGGAGCATTCGGTCGGTATCAGGGTAATACTCTTTGGCAGTGGCCGTGAGGTAGTGGTTGAGGTCGTTTTCAAGGTCATTGGCAAGCTGGTCGGAGGCAAAGTCAGCATTGTTGTTGTCCTCCCTGATCTTTACGGGTCCATCCGTAGGCAATAGTTCTGACCGAGCATTGGCTTGGAAACGTAGCACTGCCTCGAGCAAGAGCGGGTGCCGAACGCGAGACATACCTTCAACGGGGGCGTTGTCTGCTGCCCCTGCCAGACCGGGGATTTCCACCTTGAGACCAAGAAGTTTAATGCCTTGAGCACGGTCGTCTATCCATTCTTTGCGGGAGTCTAAGTCGTCTTGGATGCCCTTGATGAGATCAAAGGATATGGCGGATAAGTCGGCTTGGTCTATTCTATGGACCAGATTATCAAACCACCCTTCGGTGCCATCCTCTTCTGCCCTTTGTAAGGGTGACCCGTCCAAGGTGATGGTAATGGCCCCATCGGGGGTCTCAATCGACATAAGGTTGCCGTGCTCGTCATAGCCCTGTTCTGGCCCGTCTTCGACCATTTCTATCTCAATACCGTCAATATCCTCATGAACAGGCGAAGGATCCGCTGGTAAGCGTAGGTTGGACGGTGCGAGTGGCATGCTTTAGACCCCGTATAGTGGCGCAGGCGGTGCGCCTTGGTGAACCCTGATCTGGTCAAGTTCCGCCTGAACCTCGTCAGCCCTTTGAATGAAACCAGTTTTGCGTAAGTATCGCATGGCGTAGGCCACCGTGTCCACTAGGTCGTCATGCTTGGACTTTGGGAACCGCATGCACTGGGTAATGACATCGTCGGCCCATGCCTTGTCAGGAGCATATACGAGGCCTTCTTGGAACAAATGCTGAACAGAATACAGCCGTGCGGTCTTGTCGATGCCTTCGGGATCCACCAGTTGAACGTGGAATTTGCCATTGGAATACAGGCGGCGCAGTTCTGACGCTACAGGGATGCCAGCGGCTTTGTTTTCAATAAGGACTTTTTCGATCGGGAATCTGTTGCAAGTCCATGATATTTTCTCAACCACCCCGGCAAACGATAGCCTTTCTTGCCATGCGTAGATCAACATGACCTTCGGGTGGGGCTGTTTGTACGTACGCTCTACGCGGTATGCCTCCCCGGACTTGGCGGCTGACGCCACCGGATCCTCGGAGAACACGCCCCAGACGGTCATGGCGGTAAAGTCGTTCTCGGACTTCTCGCTGAGAGCAGTATCCACGGCCGCAATGATGTGGTCGAAGTCGGGGAATACATTTTCGTTCTCCCACAACTGCCACATGGAACGCTTGATGATACCGCCATCGTCAGGGGTTGGCTGCTGTTGGAACTGGCCGGACGTGGCAAACGACCCCATGATTTTCTTTTCTCGCTCCACAACGTGGGCGGGGAACCGATCGGGGAATAGCAGTTCGCCTTTTTCTTCTCGAGGATCTTCAAGGCCCAGCAAGGTGGGTGAGGCACGATCGGGATCGTACTCCATGGGCAGCATGATGTGGTCGTAGCCCAGTTGTTCTTCTAGGATTACGCCAGATACGTCCTCTTCGTGGAGGCGCTGCATGATGACGATGATGGCGGACTTGTCGGGGTTGTTGAGACGGGTCGGGATAGCAGTTTTAAATGTTTCGATAGTTGTCCTGCGCTGTTGTTCTGAATTGGCCGAATCAACCGAATGGGGGTCATCGATGATGACGCGATCGCCACGAGCACCAGTCATACCGTCAATGGCGAGGGCTTGGCGAAACCCAGTGGAAGTGTTTTCGAACTTGGTCTTTTGGTTCTGATCGCCTGTCAACTTAACGTGGGGCCACATTTCCTGATACCAATCGGACGCGATAAGGCGGCGCATTTTGGTTGAGTCGCGGATGGCATTGTTCATCGAGTAGGAAGCGCAGACATATCGCAAATGCGGCATATTCCTCGGCCCCCATTCCCAAGCAGGCCAGAACACGTTTACCAACAGGGACTTCATTGTGCCGGGCGGGACGTTGATCAGCAGGCGGTTGTAGTATCGTTCATCGTCAACCATGACCTCGTCAGTGATGGCCGTCAGGGCTTCGCTAATGAGGTGGATGTGCCAGTTGTCGATAAAGGGTTGTCCCGGCTCCACGACAGGCCATGCATACTCAATGAACTTGGGAAGGGACCGGAACGATCGTTCGCGTCTGATATCCAGCAGGGAAGCCTTAGCGTCGATTCTGTCGCCTTTGTGGAGAATGTGAACGGGAGCGTTCATTTAGCCTCTATGGCCGATGCCAAGGCCAATTCCAGTGCTTCCAGCGTATCATCATCGAGTTCGGCTGATTTGATGGTTTTGGTTTCAATTTGAACAGGACCACCGTCTTTGCCCATCAATTCGTTAATGCGGCGCTCGGCATAATCGTCACGGAAGCGGGAAGCCACGTTTTTGAGCCAAAGCTGGGCGTTAAAGTCCCGTTTTCCCAAGTTTGTGCGGCCAGTTTCTTCCCACCAAACTTGCGATAATTCTCGTGCGTACGCGAGAGCGGTAGAAAATTCTGGGTGGATCTCCTTCCAATAGTCCAAAGTCGCGCGCACAGTTCCACAAGCAACGGCCATTTCAGCGTAAGAGCAGCCTATTTTGCCCTTTTCGATGACGACATTGCAGTATTCTGGCTTATACGTTGTTGGACGGCCGACTTTTGCCATAAAATCCTCCTAGAACGTCACCAATATAAGATGAAACGCAGCAAAATGCTATAGCACCAAAGAATATTACGAATAGTGTTAACGTTAACATTCAAAACTTCCCCATAACCCATTGATCTTTCTACTTAAGGTAATAATAAAATATATAAATATATATATATATATAAATAATAATAATTCTCTCTTATAAATCCCAAAACAATGTCTGGCTACTCTTATATCTATCACTATTTTATCTCTCTTCTGGACAAATATATCTGTCTCTCTCTGGATAAGTAACTAAGTATAAGTTAAACACGTTTTATTAATTAATATCAATAACTTAGTATGTATTTTAAGGTTTGATATTCATTCCATTGGATATATTTAACCGAGGGATGTCATCAAACCGCAACCATGATATGGTGAAACCCAACTCTCATAACCGAAGGAGGCTAGACCTTGATGGCATCGTTAACGACCGCAACGACCGTTTCTTTTGAATGGAATACACCAACTTTAACCGTAACCAGCATTGACCGGAGTGAAACCATGTCTTGGAATTATCGCGTAATCTACATCCCGAAGGATGGGGATTCTATTTTTGATGACGACCAGTTCGTGATTCGTGAGGTATTCTATAACGATGACGACGAAATTGAGTTTTGGACAGAAGAAGACGCGAGCCCATTTGGCGAAACGTTTGAAGAACTGGCAGACGATTTTGATCTGATGCAGGAAGCGTTTGAAAAGCCAATCCTTATGCTAACCAAGGACGAGGACGACGAAGACACGCTTGTTGAACTCGATGACGAGGACGGCGAGGAAAGCGAAGCTGAAGAGGCTTAACGTAAGTCGGCTCTAACTGGTGTGTGTTCTGGTTAAGCCTAGCGGCAGATTGTCCGTCACTGTTAGACACACTGCTACCACGCTGTACGGGGGTGTGGTTTAAGACAATGGAGAGTGGAATATGCAATCCATAGCCCGTACCTCATAAGACGTACTGCCCTCGGAACACTGGACGACCGTTAATCAGTTCGCAGAGTTCTGGGGGCATCATTATACCCTCTTCATCAAATGTAAGAATGGCAAACCCCTGCTGCGCTCTAGACGGTGCTCCTTCTGTGTATTGGAACTGGGGACCATGTGGATCGGCAAGAGTGCCAGTTTCTACGCCCCAGCGGGATCCACGACGATCTCGGACAGCAGTGACCTGTAATTGGTGGGTGTGGCCCGTAACCATGCTAATTCCCGCGTGTTGGGAAGAGTTATAGGCCGAATGGATCCCTGATCGGAAACGATGGCGTATTTCTGTCCCGTTGATTTCAAACCCCCACGCAAATTCCCAGTCTGTGAAGTGTTCCGCCAAGGACATGATGTATCCGTCGAGTTCTCCTGCGTTTGAGGCAATGTATGTGTCAATTCTAATGTCGTGGTTTCCCATGGTCCACAGACGGTGACGGGTTTTTGGGAGTAGTTTGAGCCATGCCTTGGCGGTTTCGATTTCTTTTTCAATCTTTGGTGCTCGTGACCCACGGGTCGGTGTGTGCCTTGAGATCCTAGCGCCATCAATGACGTCTCCGTTGAGGATGATTCCATCTACTTTGATCATCTTACATACTTTAACGAAGGCTTTATAAATCAGCGGTGGGTCACCGTCCCATATGTGGATATCAGATCCAACGGCCCATACACTTGACGGGATCTCTTTTGAGATCATGCGGGGATACATCCATTGGCCCATAGTCGGGGTGTCTGGCAATCCATCAGGAAACTCTTGGAACGCCCGTTCGAGACGGCAATCGAATGTCTTGCGAGGAAGGTTAGAGGCTCTTGCCGCGGATGCTATACTTCTTCCACATGCCTCATAGATGCGTAGGGTTTCAATCATAATCTCTTTTGATAATCTGTACATTGCCATAGTGGTCTCCATCATATAGGCAAAAAAAAGACTCCCCGAAGGGAGCCTAAGTCATGGGAGGTGCGCCAAAGGAAGGGACGCATCGATCATCTTACGGAGTTTCTTCACACGCGCAAGGTTATTGTTACGCATGGCGTAAACAAGGGCTACAAATAGTTCTGCAATGGAAGGGGTTCTCATTGTAGGGTCACCTTATGCAATTGGTAATCTGTAAATGGATCTAGATGCCAAACGTTATGAGCAACGAGGGCGCAAGCCTTTGCATACTCAGAGTTTTGTTGATTACACACATTTCCCACAAAAGCCAAGGCTTCTTCTACGTGTTTAAGGCGCATGAAAGCGAGGCGTAACAGTTCACGATCGGGTTCATCTTCATTATTTGCCTTTTCCCGAAGGCGTTCTATTAAGACCTCGCTACTCATCACAATACCTTCCGTGGTAATTTGCCTTGTAATTTAAACGCCCGGTGAAGGGCTTGCCGATGGACACCTAGTTCTCTGGCCACTTGTGACATGGTCTTGCCACCGTATATCATTTCAAGAGCGTCATCTAGATATTCGGTAGTGTATTTATGGCTTGCGCCTTTCTTGCGGCCTCTTGGCATTGTTTTCTCCGTTATAAAAAGGTGGGGGCCGTAGCCCCCGGTTATCAATCTATTTGGCAGTAGGCGTCGAGGGCGTCATGCATGTTGTAAAACACTTTATGAAACCACCGAGGATCTGTTGGGTGTAAATCATTTGTTCTAACAAAAAACGCTTCTGGTGCTTGTTTCCAACCATCCCAACCTGCCTTGCGACGTACTAGGGAAATTTCAAACGTCTTGTTACTTACACCGTCAATCTTTTTTGTCATTAGAACTTTTGGAAGTGTCATTTCTAATCTCCTATCTAGTCAGGACCGCCCTGAACAAAACCCACTATATACATGGCTCAGATCGTGTCAACAATAAATATCGATCATTTAGAATTTTTTTTACGCACCCGTACCTTGAAGGTTTTTTTCGGTTCTTCAAAGTTGTCCATGGCTACAAGGATATCGTGGTACAGGCTTTCATACATACGGATTTCTTGTAGTAGATATTCAATCTGTTCAGCCGCAGCCCATTCAAGGGTGGTTTCTTTCGGCCATGTAGATTTACCAGTCTTTGGCGACCGTTCGGAATCTTCACACTCTTGGGCTTTTTTGCGTAAGGCGGCCATCAATTCAGATGGGAACATTTCACGGGGTAGCATTATAATCTCCTATACGCGAATGAGTATTAACTGATATTATACGGTTACTCGTATGCGAAAAGTGTCTCTAAGTGATATTATATGGTTACTTACTTTAACGCGAATGCCATTCTAATTTAATTACGTCATCCCACGCTATAAACCATCCGCCGTCATGGGACACAAATTCAAATTTCCAAAAACTAAATTCCATCACTCACCCTCTTTCAGTATTTGCGATATCTTGGCCGTGTACGGCGTGTCCAATTACCAATTCTATTAAATATCCGCCACATCATAGGGTCTCTTATACTTGCGGTTCCTTTGAGTTGAAAACACATCACTCACCCTCCTTCAGTGCGGCACGGCGTTTCTTTTCTTCCAAAAACAAATCAAGCGGATTGATTGCCGCATTATGCAACCAAGCTGGAAGAACATAACCGTTTTGACGGGCATGAATTACGGCGTCAGCAAGAACAAGGCCGCTGTCTATAGCGTAATTTTTCCACGCTATTTGCCTGTCAAGTTCTTCCCGCAACTGTTCAATTACGTTCGCGGCTTCTGATCCATCTGGATTTACAGGCACTTGAAGATAAACCAGTTCTTGCCCAATAGTGGCAGTTTCTTCTTCAGTATGTCGCAACCGTTCAACAATATCCATCACTCACCCTCCTACAATTTTAAATGCATACACACGCAATGAAAATGAACCATCCCCATCCATCTGCCCCGCGCATTGCGGTAACAGCCGCGCAAACAAGGGCAACACAGGCGACAAGGTGCTTATCTGCCATCACTTACCCTCCTTCAGTGCGGCATCAGAGATAATTCCTAATCCATTGGCTAATATTAAAGCAACAACGCCAAGTTGGTCGTCTAATTCTTGCCCATTCTCTTTCCAAATTTCAGCAGCATGATGCATTGCTTGGTACATATTGCCGCGCAACCGCTCAATCTCATCTATTGCATCAACAACAACTTCATAATCTTCATTGCTTAAGCGCAATGATCCTAACCGTTCAACAATATCCATCACTTACTCTCCTTCAGTGTGGCAAGTTTTTTCTGATAGTATTGTCCTTGCTTAATATACATGGCGCATATCTTTTTGTTTGCCTCCATTTTCATAACGTCTAATTTCAATTTGTGATATTCTTCTAAATCTTTTGTTTGTTTATATAAACCTATTGCAAACGCGATTAGCGGACCAATGCCAAATATAATGTAAAACAAAATTGGCAAATAATCACCATAGCCTGTTGTTCTAAGCCATTCTTCCATCACCACTGCACCTCCCCGTTAATAACAACCTGCACGTACCAGCGGTCGCCGTTGTCGTTCTCCCACAGCGCACGGATGTTGTCGCCGTCTCGCTCGTGGCGCACAATCCACTGTCTCATTTTGTTGGCTCCGCTTTACTAAACAAATCTATCAACATTGTATTTCTGGCCTCATACATTGAATCCATCAACATACGCCGTGTCATTTCCCGTTTCGTTATTCCGCCCTTTATAGGAAACCTATGAACTGCCCAACCATATTCGCCGCCAACCCAACGCTTTTCTGGCTCAACACATTTGTTTTCGTTAACATTGCCAATTATGCTATAAGAGAAGCCAACGGCTTTGTGTTCGGTCATTTTGGTATCCTCTTAATAACCCAATGCGCCACTTGTGATACGCCATCAGGCAAATCATTTACCCATTCCCAATCAGGCATACTGGCGGTCTTGTAACGTGACCACACCAAATAAATTGTTGAGACAGACTGCATACCGCCAAGGAAGTGGATCATTTTGGCGGCTCCGGTAATGGCATCCAACGACTGAATTGTTTTTTAAACACATCTTTTTCAAGACATTTTTTCTTTAACCCATCAGGACAATTATAACCCACAATTTCCCATTGGAGAGTTAAAATATTGAAACATGCCATCATCACACAGGAATCTTTTAATTGAACCAAAATTGGTTTGTCGTGTGGCGCTGTTTCTATTGGTTGCCATTTAGTCATAACACGCCTTCCTTTAAAAAGTTGACCCAAACAAAATTACGGAAATAAGTTCTAGCAACATTGTCCATAAGATAAAAATTCCAAGAGCGGCAGCTGGGACCACAAGTCCAATAAACATTATAGTGACAAAAATTGCTTGTGGTTTGTCCTCATAAAACTCTTTCATGAAATATTGATAAACAGATTTCATGACCGCACCATCCCGCAATAGCCATGGGTTGTGCTGTAATCATGTGGACCCATTATGTTATTTTCAACGCGATATTCTGGTTCTTTTAATTTCCCCCACCGCCAAGCCATGCACTTGGGGCCAAGGCAATTAGTGAAGTCGGGTTGTGGGCAATATTTTTCTTTTGCCTCTTCAGGCGTCACGTAGTGTGGGTTGTCAGTCATGGCATCACTTCATAAAGCGGGGTTAAACGGGCATGGCTTTTGGGATCAGACATCTTCACCCAATCTTTTGTTGGCTTCAGGCGCTGTTGCTTAATCAAATGATTAATTAATGCGCCCCATGCATTAGGATGTTTTGGCACAATGCCATGAAACGAAATCAATTTGCGAATCGACTCGCCTGTTACGGCAACGCCGACCTTGTCTCTGGCCCATTGGTTATAAAGGTGAATGGCTTTAATCATCCACATATCGTTATTTTCAGCAACTTGCGCTATGCCAGCGTTTTTTAAATCTTCCCCTTCAGTCATTTTTTCTTCCTCTTAGGACGCGATAATTTAGTATCTTCAGCAAGCTTCTTAGCGTTGTCTGCAGCTTGTTCTTGAATTGTGCGGTAAGGTCTGATCGTTCTGCCGTAAATCAGATCC